TGCCGGTATCGACCCTGCACTTTCCCGTCAGGTTGCCGACACGTTTTACAATCCAGCATTCTCAGGGTCGTCTCCCCAGGATGTTCAGAACTTTCAGGATACCATTCAGTCGGTTCTGGAGCAGTCCGTGATTCAAGGTCGTCGGTCCGGCTTTTCTGGCGATGATTTGACTCAGGCCATTGTTGGAGAGCTTGGGCGTATTTCTGGGAAAACTGATGTCAACCCAGCCGTCGTTGAGTCCGTTGTGCGCCAAGCTGATGCGCTGACCGAGCAGGCCACTCGCAAAATCGATGAGTCCTTAAAGAAAACAGCCGCATTCAAGGACAGGCGATTCAGTCGCGCTCTTTCTCTTGCTCGCGCAGCAGAAGGTCGTCTTCAGATGGAAGCTGTAGAGCTTCAGGATGAAATTGTCCGCCTAAGCAATCAAAGAGCGCAGCTCGGTGCTGAGGATGTAGCGAATCGGACGCGAATCGAAGGGCAGATTGCCGGACTGCAAGATCAGGTGAAACGAATCGAACAAGGGTTCGATGAACGATTTGCCAGCGCAAAACCAGTATCGGCGTTTGAGACAGGTTTGCTGGTAGGGGCTGAGGGAAACAAGCAGCGAAAACTGTTTGAAGATGCTCAAGAAGAAGGTTTTGCAAAAATCAGACCTGACCTCAAAGCGACAACTGTTGAGGTTGATTTCGGCAAGGTGGACAAAGATGGAAACCCTGTTCTTGAAACCAAGAGCTTGGAAGACCTTCGAAAGTTGCGTTCTAAAATCTATCGACTGTTTGATTTTAACGCTCCGGTTCAACAAGGGTTTTTTGAAAGCTGGGAAAAACTAAACAAAATCAACGAGCAGATGACTGCGGCGTTTGATTCTAACCCAGAACTCCGCGATGCACTAGCCGCTCAAAACAAGTCGTACGCTGAAGGAATCAGTCGTTTCAAGGGTGGATACATTGATAAAATTTTGCGTGGAATCGGCGAAGCTGGAGGCGCACCGCAAGCTATCTCCTCTATTACTGGATCTAACGGAGGTTTGGTTTTAGCGGCATTGAAAGATATGTCTGGAGAATCTTGGGAAACCAATGTTAAGCCAGCATTGTCGGACTACATCTACAATCAGATTCGAGGAAAGAATCCGGTTGAGTTTCTCAACACTCTAACCGAGGCAAAAACTGGCAAAGCGAAACAGCTTCAAAAGGAAGTGGCCAATGAGTTCTTCCCAAGCCTTGGCCAGATTCAAGATGTATCCTCAAAATACACCTCGATTCTCAAGGAGGAAGAAAAGCTCAAGTCGAGCATTGAAGAGCTGACGGCAAAGTCGGAACTACTTCAGTCTGACGTTTCCAACAAGATCAGTGGATCTGAAGATAGATTTAATAAAAACCGCGAAGAACTTGCAGATGTCAAAAAGCGACTTTTAGATTTTCAGGAAAAAAATAAGAAGCGCGAACTAAGCGGTGTTTTTGCTCAACCCGCAGCGGATGTTGAGGCTCAAAAGCAGATCGTCTCATTGTTGGCCGACATTAAGTCCAAGGTGAAAAAGGGTGTGGCGATTGACGATGATGTCTTGAAGGAAATTGTATCGAAACCTGACGCATCGACAATGCTAAGGGATTTGAACGATTACGTTACTCAGCAAGCGCAGACTGCAACGGACTTCCAGCAGGTTGTTGCTTCGGCAATCAGGGGCGGTGAACTCTACGGAAACATCCCTGCCGGAAACATTGTGGATTTTCTCAAGTCCAAGGGTGGTGGCGTTTATCCAGTCAAGAGGGCGGAGGAGTTTACAAAGATTCTCAAGGAAAGTCGGCCAGACCTTCTGGCTGACGCTCAGAACATTGTCCTCGGTCGTATCGTCAAAGACTCGTTTGTTGACGGAAAGAAGGCTATCGACACGAACAAGATGAAGGCTTTGATTGCTGGTGGCGAAAAGCCGGGAGAGTACAACGCGCTTGTAAACGAGTTGTTCGGCGCTGGAGGCGTGGACAAGATCAGCACGATTGCAGATCAGTTGGCTGTTGCATCCAAGGATAGCGAAAGCCTTGTTTCAAAGTCGATCATACCAACGCTTGCGACAGCCGGTGCGTATCTGGCAAGTGGAACAGGTGTTCCGATTGCTGGTGGTGCCGCTGCTGGTGGGCTTGTTGGATTTCTTGGCCGTCGAATGGTTTTGAAGGCTATTGGAGATTCCGGTGAATCAGCGATTGGTAAAATGCTGCAATCTCCAACCTACGTTAAAACTGTTACTACACCGATCAGTCAGCTTTCCAAGGAGCAGATCGACTTGTTCAATCGAAACTGGTCGAGAATGCTCAAACTCGAAACTGACCGCGCCATGATGCAGATGGAAGAAGGTCAGTCTGAAGAGAAGCAGCTTCAAGAAATGCGCCGTCAATCTCGTCGCCGCGACTAATGAAAACCTCCCTCTCCAAGAAAGGTAACACCTATCAAGGCAAGAAGGTGACGCTCAACAAGCCGTTCTACACGCCGGGTGAGCGGAAGAAGAGTGCTGTCTACGTTAAGAACGACAGCGGCAACGTCATCAAGGTCCGATTTGGCGACGCGAACATGACGATCAAGAAGTCGAATCCTGAACGTCGTAAGAACTTCCGCGCGCGGCATAACTGTGCGGAGGCTAATGACAAGACGACGCCTAAGTATTGGTCGTGCGCCGCATGGCTTATGGCTTTGGTTTTCTCTGTTTTAGTCGGTAACAACTCAATCTAACTATTATGGACAAGATGCGACTTGGTGGTGGCGGACGTTTCGAGAAGCTGGTTGGTCAGCTTGAGAAGAAGGGCGTGAAAGATCCTGCGGCTCTCGCGGCCTACATTGGACGCAAGCAGCTCGGCAAGGCGAAGTTCCAATCGCTCGCTGCGAAAGGTCGTCGCCGCGCGATGCGGGAGAAGGAGTCTAGCTCCTCTTACGCTTGAAGCCGTTCGACGGTTTCTTATCGACGACGAACTTCTCTGGCTCTGCATGAGTCCATGAGATGGTTCCAACGCCGCGCTGGATGATGATCGAGCCGACCTTCTTGTCCTCCTTGTCTCTCAATCCAGCGCGGTCTGCCCTCTTGGCCATGCCGAGCATAAAGCGGCGAGGATGATTAAAGCCAAGCTCCTTCATCACAATCACCTCTCTCGCCCAGTTGGTCAGATCGGACGATCCGAATCCTGAGTAGGCCAAATCTGCCACGCTCTCAGGTTTGTCATCCTTACCCTTCGGCTTCGGGAAGTGATGCACCAGCACCAGGACGACTCCCGTCTCCATCATAATCGGCTGGAGCAGATGCCGCGTGAAGTTCGCGCAGACCTCGATGTCCGCAGGATTGCCGCCCATGTAGGAGAGCAGCGGATCGATGTAGACAATGTCCGCCTTGGTCTTGCGAACGAGCCTACGCAGCATCGTCGCGAAATCTGCACCCGTCCGCACCGTCTCGCGGAAGAACAGCATGCCAGCTTGGCGAAGACCTTCCTGCCATCCATATTGGCCAAACACGGACATTGCCGCGCCTTTGAGGCTGTCGTGCTGATCGGCAATATCGTTCTCAGCTTGGATGTACGCTATCTTCAGCGGCCTGACAGGTTGAACGCCAAACCAAGCAGCTCCCCTCGCCCAGCACAGACCCTGATAGAACGCCATCGAGCTTTTGCCGCATCCGCTCTGACCGACGAATAGAAGCGATGAACCGCGTCGCAACCATCTGTCTCCGATCAGATTATCAGGATCATTCTCAGGATCGTAATCAATGATGCTCTGGAGCGTGAACTCCTGAGGCATATCCTGCGATTCGAGGTAATCGGTGAACGCATCCCAATTCACCGACCCGACATTGATGGCCAACAGCTTCTGCTCATTGCCATCGCGCATCACGCCAGCAAGGCGAGAGAACCTGCTTGCGTTCTTGTTCTTCGGATCGATGCCAAGAGCCTCTAGCTGGCGATAGACGACATCACGACGCTCGTTCCATTCCTCCTTGTTGGCAGCGTCTACTCTGACCCATCCATGCAGACTCTTGCCGCCGGAATCGATGACGACGGACATGGGCAGCTTAGACTCTTTGAGGATAGTCCATTGCTCGTCCTTGGTCTTCTCGTCCATCTCAACCAGCACATGGCGGAATGATGCCACGCCGGAATCTGAGCCGGTTTCGTCCAAACACGGATTGACTCTGACATACGCGCCACGGCTATCAGGACTGTTCCACATGGAACTAATCGGTGGAGTGAAGTGTTTCTCAACCCACTCATCGCGCTTAAGGAATGTACCCTTGGAGGCTGGCCTACATCTACCCTCCTCATCGCTTACAATGTCATTGCAGATGCAGACAACTTCGTCCGGTTCGAAGCATGCTTTGAGAAAATCGATGGTTGAAAATCTGAATTCCGGTTGCGGAATTGCTTGGATCTTTTGCACGACGAACTTGCCGGTCGTTGATACGGGCGTTCCGCTTTGCGCGGATAGGAGCCAACCCTTC